TTAAACCTTATTTAGGTGACGCTATAATATATGCAGCTATTGTTTTAGTAAGTATAATGTTTTCTAATGTTTATCTTATAATAAAAATAAAACAATGAGAAAATTAGCAATAATAGGCGGCATAAGCCTAGCTAGCTTTGCAGCTGGCAATATGATTATGCATAAACAAAAAATCAATTTAAATCCTAACACTTTAGCTATAGCTAGTGGAGGTTTTATATTTGCTTTTGGTATTACTTATAGATTTTAAAAATACAATTATGTGTGAAAACTGTCCGGGCGGATTTTGCCCATGGTGTTAAATAATAAAAGGGGAGGTCATTACGACTTCCCCTTTTTGGTTACAGGAACTTTGGGTATGGTGCCCAGTTTTTTTATTGTTCCTAATAATTTCTAGATCTACCTCTTGTTTTTCTTTTACTTGAAGACCTGTATCCACCTTTTTTTCTAGACTTCTTTTTAGTTTTCTTTTTCTTTGGCGGTTTTATTTGCCATTCAGGCCAACCTAATAACATAGCTATAGTTTCCCATGTTTCAGTATCTTCAGCTAACGCGGCGTCAATATTGTTCACTTTGTTGTAAACCCTATCAACAGGTAAATTAGTGGTAGCTGATATTACTTTACCTGCAGCTTCATAAGCAGGGTTATCTAAAGCAAAGCCTTTTTCATATATTTCTTTTCTACGCTCTTTGCTGTCAAACATCCAAGCTGCTTGTCTAAGTCTAGATATTTTACTACTAATAGGTGGTGAAAATTGTAATAGTTTATATATTGAATCTACATACTCAGGTCTAGGTCTATCAGATCTTTCGTATAAATCCATTAAAAAGTTTTTACCAACAGATACAGCAGCGCCACCAATACCTAAACCTCTAAGTAAAGAATCTGCCATACCGTTAGCAACTCTTGTATATGCCTTTTCTTTGTCCTCATCTTTTTCTTCGTCATCACCAAATCCTAGCATTTGAACTCCAGCTTGAAGCGCGTTAAATATCAAGTTTTGTACAGCTGTGTAATATATTATTTTACTAATATTACTTTTTCTATCACCTCTGCCTGCTACTAGATCTTGATAAGCTCTTTTAGTTAATCTGCCATACTGCATAGGCGTGTTAGCAAATGCTAATAATAATCTACCTAAAGAACTAGCTTGTTGTTGAGATATTTTATCAGGTCTACTAGACTGTTGAGACTCTTCAGCTAATTCTCTAAAATCTTGAAAAGCTTGTGCTTCAGCTTCTGCTTGAGTCATGCCTTCAGATATATAAGTGTTTATTCTGTTTCTATAAAACGTAGCGCCACCTGAAGCAATAGCAAAACTATCAGCTATTTGTGTAGGTAAAAATCCTTTCTTTAATATATAGTTTAATACCGCTCTTGCTTTATTCTTAGATGTTTTAGCAGCATCTGCTATTTCACTTTCTGATATGTTAATTTTTAAACCATTACGTCTATCAACTAAAAAGTCAGAGTTCATTAACTTTTTAAAATCAGACCAATATTGTTTTTGATTAGCAAAAGCTTTACCAGCAGAATATATATTGTTATCATTCCAGTTGATAAAATTTATTGAAGATATTAACTGCAATACGGCTGATCTAGTATTAAAAAACATTATAGCACCAACAGATCCATTTATCCAATCAAGTAATCTATCACTTAACCTATTGCTACCTTCTATTCTGTTTTTACCAGTCTTCATTCTGGTCAACATGTTTTCTAATGCTTCTCTATATTTACTACCATAAGTAGCTTCTAGTTTATTTAAATTTTCTTTACTAAATATAGCATCAACATTTTCTTGCCATTGTTGTAGATATTTAGGTCTTTTAACATTATTTAATCCTTCAATTAAATCTGTAGTAATAGTTCCAGCTAACCAACTATCAGCTGGAGCGGGATAACCATCTTCTTTATTTATTTTAATTAATTCTTCAGCAAAAGTTTTTAGCTTTTCATTTCCTTCTATAATTTTCTTAACATCTGCTAAATCTCTTTTAGATAGTCCTGGAACTTCCATGCCTTGTAAATCCCATGTATATATACGAACTACTTGCTCATTAGTAAATCCATCAAAAGCTTCTTTTTGTAAATCTTTAGGTACATCTAAGTTTTTCTTTAAAGCTTCAAAATCTGCCATTAATTGTACTCTTGCGGCAGCTAAACTATCCATTGCTTTAGAAAAAGGATTAAACAAGTTGTCTTTAAAAAACTTCATTTGAACATCTCCAATTTTACCTTTACCTAGCAGTGGATATATAAGACCTAACATATCTTCAGCAGAATAAGGGATCCAAAACTTACCCTTACCTTTTGAAGAACCTATTTGCTTTGCTCTAGCTTCTGAGTAAGTTTTTTCAGCACCTATACCTTTAGTTTCTTCTATTATTTTATTAAAGTCTTCGCTCAAGCTTTTGCTAAATTTAACTCTTGCTTGTTGTACTTTAGACTTAACATCTAACACTGACATTGCTTTTTTAACTGCAGATACGTTAGCCAGTGCATCATCAGCAAAATAAAAATCATTATAACCTTCAGCTGCTTTTCCAACTAACCATTGAGCTTTAGCTTCACCTGTTGAATTACCTAAACCAGTTATATTTTTTAATGGTATATTTAATCCTACACTATCTAAAAATTCTTTAATAGCTACTTGAGCTTCAGGTGCTCTAGCAGTTAAAACAAAAACATCTTCTGTTCCTCTAGCTGCTTGTATTTTTTTAGCAACTTCCAACAATGGACCAGGCTTGCCTTTAGTAACTTTATTAAATTCAGAAAAATCAAACTCATATCCTTGATCTAACAACTCTTTACCTTGTTTAGCAAACTCTTCAGCATTTAACTTACCTTTAGTTCCATCGGGAGCTGTAAATAAAACATCTGACTTGGTAGTTGCTAATGTATCATCAAAGTCAAATACTCTAATTTTTTTAATAGGTTGATCTAATGAATTAGCTAAATCTAAAGCTTTATCTGTTTTACTAAACTGCTTAAGCATATCGTCATTAGTCATATCTTTATCGGCTATAACTTGACTATTATTTGCTTCTTGCTTGTTAGCTTTTATAGCTGCTTGCTCATCTTGATAAGCTTGTTTTAAATCTTTACCTTTAACTGACTTTTTAAATGAAGTAACATTACCTTCTTTATCAAACTGAGGAGTGTATACAGTCATCTCAAAAGGAAATTTACCGTAAGTAGTAGGGTTATAATACCTATCAAATCTACTTGTAGAATTTTGAGGTATACTAGATTTATATCTTATATTAACAGCCTTATCCATTAAGTCAGGTATGACACTAGTACTAGAATCTTTAAACTTTTGTTTTAATTCAGCTTCGGTAATATCACCATTGACAAACTGAACCAAGTAATTTTGCATAACCTTAACGGGTGGATTATGTTCGTAAGTATAATCTGAAGGTTTTTTACTTTCACTTAAGGCTATGCTATCTATATAATATGCAGATCTAAGTATTGCTGTCATATCACCTACAGTTGCAGCTAAAAACATACCAAGATCATTAGTGGTTACATCTGCTTTAGTTCCCTTATTTTCTTTATACCACTTTAACAGTCTTATAATGGCATCTTGATTACTAGTGGCATCATTGTAACTATTAATTAAGCTTTCGGTACTTAATTTACCATCTTTTAAAAACTCTTCTAAGTATTTCTTTTTAGCATCTGTAGATTGAGGAGCTGTAACAGGTTTTAATATTTTATTATTATAAAGTATATTATATCCTCTAGCTTTTGCTTTTATAGTTAGTTTATTTTCAGTGTCAAAAGGTTTTAATAAAACATTAAAAAACTCTTTTTTATCATTGAATAACCCAAATCTTAAACCAGATTTTCTACCAGACTTCTTACCTTCAACTAGTTTCCATACACCATCAACTTGTTTCCACGCGTGATTAGGTAATCCACCTATTTTAGCGGCGGAAGTAAAAGTCTTTTCAAAATGCTGAATAACATATTGAAAAAACTCAGCATCATTATTAAACTCTTGCTGTAAGTCTCCAAAATACTCACTCATTAAACTTAAATAACCTAGTATTTGATCTTCTTTTCTAAAGTTTATACCTTCTTTACTTATACCTAAGTTTTCTTTTATTGAATCTACATCTGTTTGCTCGTCAAAAGATCTGTGTAAATATTCGTTAAGCTGGAATTTATCAGGTTTCTTACTATCGTATAATGTTTTAGGCGCTTGATTAACTATATCTTTCCAAGAGTTTATTATATCTATTCTTAAACCAAGTGGTTCTGTACCTTTTTTATTATATAAAAATGTATCATAAGCTAATCTAAAAGCTGTATCAGGAGTAATGCCTTTAGTAGATAACAATTCTATAAACATCGGTAGGTTGGCTAAGTATTGCTCTTGTCTACCTGGTTTTTTACCTAATTCTTTAAACGTTTTACCTAAATTTTCAGCAGCAAATAGTTTTTCTTTTGTACTTTTACTAAATAACTGGGGTGGTATACCATCTCTAAGAGTTTTTAACGACTCTATTGCTTCACCATCTTGTATTAATTGTTCTCTAATTTCTTGACTAGATATTACTTGATCAAAGTTTCTTACAAAACCTTTTAGTATATCACTTACACCACCTTTACTAGCTACGACTTTCTGGTTCCAATTAGCTTGATCTTTACCTGTTATACCAAACGCTTGTTTAAATTCAACATCTGATATATTAGGTTTTTTAATTTGAATTTTTAAACCTGGCCCTGTTTTAGCTCTTACACTACGCTTATTGTAAAACTTTTCAAGCAACTTATTTACGACACCTGTAGCTTTAAATTCTGATGTATAACCTTCAATTAAAGAACTTTTAGCTGTGTCTATATTGGAGTTTATAAACTTCTGTATTGCAAGCATTTCAGCTTTATTAAGATCTTTGTTTTGAGATATTTTTTTAAATATAGATTTACCTATTTCCTCATCTCTACCTATCATCATAGATACTTCTTCAAGAGCTGTACCTTTTAGTTGCTTTAAGTTTTTTGCTTTTGATGATTTAGCTTTTGCTCTAATAGATTTAACTACTTTGTCTACGTCATATACTTTAGGTATTTTTTCTCTAACCTTAACTCCTTTTCTTTCGTCTTGTCTTATTTCTCTTTCTGATCTAACATCTCTTGATATTTCTTCTTCAGCTGCTATCTGTTTTGTATCTTCTGTTATTCTAGTTGTTTGATCTTCTGTAGATTTAACACCTAGTCTACTTGCTAATGAATTAAGTCTTTGCATGCCAGTATTAGCCATGTATCTATCAAACTCAGCTCTTTCTGGATCAAACTTTTCAGCTATACCTGCTAGTTCACTTTTAGCACTATCTATGTAAGATCTTCTAGTAAGCCCAGCTTCTTCTCTAATGTTTTGTGGTATACCACTAAAAAACTTAGCAGCTGCTCTATTAGCAACTTTATCTATCATTGTTTGTACCTGTGCATCTTCAACGCCTGGCACTTCTACCTTTTGAGTTCTAGATAATTTTCTATCAGAAACTTCTGCTTCTTCTACACCTAACTCAGATATAGCTTCACTAAGTTTACCTTCTTTAATACTTTTATTATACTCTCTTAAAAAGTTGTATACATCTCTACCTGTTTCAAACTTGATCTTAGCAAATCCTGCCTTACGCAGTATAGGAGTGAAAAAGTCTTTTAGTTTGGTAAATATATTTTCATCGTAAGCTATTTCATTTTTAGCTATAGCATCAGAAAATAAAGTTAATGCTTCATCAGGGTTTTTTGTTAAGTAATCATCTGAGTATAATCTATTACCTTTTTCATCTACTGCTTGTAACTTACTATCAAGTACGCTTAATTGCTCTTTATTTAATTGATTTCTAAAATCTTGAACTAACTTAGCAGCATTTTTACCTTTTAATTCTTTATTGAGTATTCCGTGCAACAACTCATGACTACCAACGGATACAGCACCTGTTTCTTGAGCAACTTCTTTATTTATATATATAGTATCTCCTTGTATAAAACCATCTGACTCAGCAGCTTCATCACCAAATCTATCTTTAAATTCTTTTTTAGAATCTATAGCTTCTGTTTTTAAACCAAATTTTTTACCCTCTGATTTTGCAAACTTAACACTTTCTTCTACTTGAGTTTTCCTGTCTTTTCCTACTATTTCAGATAATCTAGTGTCTATTTCTTTGACTCTATTTTGTTTATCTAATGTTAAACTTTTTTCATTAACTGATTTTATTTCACCATCTAAAACTTCTTTTTCTTTTAACAATGAAACAACCTCAACTTCAGACTCACTTTTTAAATTTGCTCTTTTAGCTTTATTAGTAGCAGATTGTGTAGCTCTAAAATTCTTTTTAATAGCTTCTCCTTGTTCAGGTGTTAATTTAGCTGCTTTAACTCGAGTATCTACTTGTTCATCTAGTATTTTAGTTGAACTTTTTATTTGAGATATATTAAGATCGGCTTCAGTTACTTCTGTAGATGGATCAAAAGCTTCAACTAGATTATTATATTCAGTATTTTTTAGTTGGTTATTGATTTTTACCCTGTCTATATTAGTATTAATATTCAATACTTGATTAGCCATAGATACAGGAGCACTACCTAAACCGGCAAAAGCTTCAAAACCTATCTCAGCTACGTCCATTTCTTGACCAGCAACAGTTCTACCAGCTACTTCACCTAAACCACCTCCAGCTATTTCTATAGCACCAGCAGTTCCAGCAGCTACCGCAGGCGCAGCTCTAAATCCTTTAGAAGCTATTTTACCACCTACACCTTTTGCTAGCCCCATAGTAGCAGCTTCAACAGCTCCGATAGCTAAACCTCTTCCACCTGCTTTTCTTCTTAGTTCACTTAACTTTTCTTCATTATTTAATATAGCTCTAACGTTTTCAGCGGTTAAATCACCTCCAACTTCTTCTTGTAATAATTCTGCAAATGTTAATCCAGTTTCCATAGCTGTCATACTACCAGTCATCAAACCTGTTACAGCGCCAGGTATGGCGCCTACGCCAAATCCAGCTAACCCAACGCCAGCTCCAACACCTGCTCCAGCAGTACCAGCAGCAGCCACTTGTTCTGAAGTTAAGAAAGAATTAACTTGACTAGATATAGAACTAACTAGCATAGAAGATAATGTAGATGGATTCATTGCAGCGCCTTTTATAAAGCCCCACCAGCCTCCTCCTTCTTCTTCATATATCTTATTAAAAGCCTTCATTTCATCAGACTCCATATCTTTTTTAGCTAAATTTTTATTAGCTTCTACAAACTTTAAAACTTCTTCATCAGTTGCTTCATTGCCTTCGTAAAATATGTCTAAACTAGGATCTACAGTTTTAGCTTGTTCAACGCCTTGAGTCCAAGCTCTAGCTATATCTCCAAAAAAATCTGTAACTTCGTTTTTACCAAATATTCTTTCTATAGCTGTATCTTTTTCACCTGATTCTCTTTCTTTAACCGGTTCAATATCTTCTACAATCTCAAAACCTTCTAATATATTATTAGACAACTCAGGTTGTTCAAGTTCAACTTGAGCTGGCTCAGCTTGTTGAGGCTCTTCTACTATTTCAAATCCTTCTAAAATATTTTCTTCGTTCATATTTTATTTTTTAGGCTTTCTAATTTTAACGCCTTGTATAGTTATTTCTTCACCTGGTTTTAGTGCCATTAATTTTTTCTTTTCTGCTTCTGTTATTTTTGACTGATCTATACTAGCTAAACCTTGTTTCTGCGGCGAAGGCTTAGGAGTAGTTTGTGTAGCTTTTGCAGGGTACTTTTTCTTTAGCTGCTCTATAGTTGCATCGTTTAATCCTTTACCTATAGCGAATATTTCTACAACATCTTCAGCATTAGAAGTTTCTTTGTATACATTAGGATTTACATTGCCTTCTTCGTCTACTATGTAATATATTCTGTCGTCTTTTAATAAATCAGCATCTTTAAAATCTTCATCTTCAGCTAGAATTTGTGCTTTAGTTTTGTAGTCTTTTAATCCTCCACTATAAAATTCATACCTATTTATTACCTCTTGTGGTTTACCGACATATTGACCAGCTTCTAGAGTCATAGCTTCATAGTCATCTCCATAAGTAGCTATTTGCTCTTTAGTCTCTAATCTTAATACATTTTCTTTAGAAGTTTTAGATGTTTTAGACGTAGAAGGTTGGTATTTTCTTCTACCTATTATAACTTCTATACCATCTGCAGCAGCATTGTCATCTAAAGATTTATTAGCTAAAAATAAAGCAGCTTCATCTCTTTGTTTTTGAGTCATTGCTTTTATTTGATCAGAAGTAGCATTAGGTGGAAACACCATCCAGTCTGTATCTTTGTTCATCATATCAGCCCAAACACTTTTCATACGAGTATCATCGTCTAATATTCCTTTAAATTGATTAGATTTAACCATTGACTGTGCAGCTTTTTGCCTTTGCTCCATGGTCATCGACTTTGTAGTAACCTCTTGATCACCTACTATTTTAGTATTAAATGTAACTAGATCAGCATTGTCTTTACCTCCAGGTTTTACAGTATTATCATAAACACCTTTTAATGACTCAGATAAATCAGGCACTGTTTCAAAATATTTTATACCACTATTTTCTAGTTGCAATAATTCATTTACATTTACCATGGCTGGTTCTTTACCATCACTACCTGGTCTAAATAAAACCAACTCTCCATCGTTGTCAACCAACTTTACATTACCCCCTTGTTGTAGCTCTAATAACACTTCCTGTTGAGCAGTCGGCACTCTAGAACTAATAGCACCTGGTTGGCCTGGCGGTATTTTTAATGCTTCAGCTAAAGCTTTTGTTTGAGCCATTATAGGTATAACAGCATCTTTAAATTGAGTTACTTGATTATTTAAATACGACAAAGCTCTATTGCCTTCCATTTGAGGAACTGTACCATCTTTAATACCTTGTTTTATTTTAAAATACTTTTCAGTTTGAGAGTCAAAAAACTCATTCATGCTTTTATCAAAAGTTCCATAACCAGTTTCTTTTATACCAGCCACTTTATCAAACATTAATTGTTGTTCTTTGTTTTGTTCAGCAAATAGCTTTTCTTGCTTGGCTCTTTCTAACTTATTATTAGCAATTACAGACGCTAACATTTGGTCCATTTCTTGAGCCACGCTAGGTCTACTAGATAAATAAGCATTAAACTGCTGATTAGTTATTAATTGTGGATTTTCATAAGAACCACCTCTGCTTCTACCACCGCCGTATCTAACTCCTTTATATGTTTTTGCCATAATTTATATTTTAACCGAATATTTTACCTGCTGTCAAGTCTTTGCTAAAGCTTTTAGGATCGCCACTAACCATATTAGCTGGATCAAACATACCACCTACAGCACCTCCAACAGCACCTAACATGTCTTGATTAGCCGCTAACTTAACGTTTCTAGCTTGTTGTTCTAAAAACTGTGCTTGATCTTGTTGAGCTTGTAATCTATTTAACTGAGCATTATCTCTAGATTCTTGAGATTCAAACTTATAAGCTTCGCCTTGAGCTTTTAACTGAGCAACTTGGTTAGCGCCTTCAGCTCTTGCTTGGTTATTAGCTTGTTCTTGTTTTTGTATATCAGCAGATATACCACGCTTAGACTCTAAAGCAGCTCTTGCTAAAGCAGTAGCACCACCAGCGCCACCACCTGTTTGCATAATAGTATCTAAAGTATTAGCTAAAGCAATATCAGCTTCTTCAGCTTGAAACTTAGAAGCTTGTGTAGCAACGCCTATATTTTCAAACTCATTAGCCATGTTTTCATAAGGATTAATAACTTCTTGCCTATTTTTTTCTAGCTCTTCTATAGCTAATTTTTTATCGTTAGCTATTTTTGCTTGCTGTTCTTGTTGTTCTTTAGCTGCGTTTTTCTGCATTTGTGCACTTACTAATTTAGTAGTTGCCGCTACACCTGCCGCTATTGCTAAACTTGTTGCTACTGCCATATTACAATACTTTAGTTAATTCATATGAGGGTTTATTATCTTTATTCCACCCTAGTTTTTCATGTGTTTCAATTAGTCCTTTATGTTGCATTACTGCAAATAAATATTTATAGTCAAGTGATTTAACAAGATTTTCAGCTCCTGTTATAAGAAGCTCTATAGCTTGTTTTCTATCAGCTTCCCTGTATTTAGGATTAGATACTATCCACTCTAACAAAGCTGTCTTAGAATTAGTTAAATAGATAAATCCAGCAACTATAGGCTTGTTGTCTTTTTCAACTATTAAACCACCTTTACCATCTTCTGGTAAAAAATCTTTTACTGGAGCTTGCCACTTAGGCCAATTACTCCACCAAGATACTAACGTATCCCAGTCTTTATCTGTAAGTCTACGTATATTCAATTTAATTTAATTAGACGATGTTACTTGATTAGTGAAGGCTGCGAATATTTGCTTTTGTCCACCTGGATTAGTACTAGCATCTGTAGATAATTTAACTGTAGCTACATATCCTTTAATACCACTTGTTGGATAGCCGCCATAAGAATCAGGGCCAAACACAACCTCACCAGCTCTAGTAGAGCTATTACTTTTTAAGTTAGCTACGTATTTACCTTCTTTTAAATGAAAACCTGCTCTTCTTATTGGCTCAGTTAAATCAGCCGGATATTCGTTTCCTTGATCATCGTAAGCACCTTCGTAGTAACTATTTACTATTACACTACTATCATTATAATTTACATATGAAGGTATAGTAGTATTTGGGTTTACATAGTTGTCAGGAATCTCTTGTAAGCCCTGTAAATCAGATATAAAGCTTTCAGCTTGCCAACCATTACTACCTTCGTAACCTACTGTTAAGAAGTTTTTGTTAATGTTAGGTGCTGGATTAAAAACAAATGTTATTGAAGACTTAGAAGTAACACCATAAAATGTATTTCTATTATTGTTACTACCTTCAAAGTAGTGTTGGTATATTTCACCTGAGTTAGTTGAGAAAAAAGTATTTTTCAAACTAAACATTTCACCAGGTCTATAACTATAAAAAGTTGGCCAACCTAAAACACTTTCATCAAAAGATAAAGTATGATAATCACTTTGAGACTCTTGTTGTAGAGACACAATATAGTTTCTATCATATATGTCCCAAGCACCTTGTATTTTATCTTTTATATAAGTTCTAAAAGTTAACACAGTGCCACTAGTTATAGGGTTGTTAGCATTATCATTATAGTGGCTAGTCAAGTAAATGTAAGCGCCTTCAACAGCTGTTACATATATTGGATATTCAATGCCAGCAACTATTAAAGCTGATCCAGTAGGAACGTCTGAATTAACTATTCCTAAAGTTTGAACCCATTTAGGATCAGGAAAAACACCACTTGGTGTAGAAAACTGCCCATTAGAAGTTTTAACAGTATCAACAGGCTGCTGTATCTCACTTATATTTTTTAGTTGATCTCTAAAAAAGTTAGACATGCCATACTCAGATATTTCTGTCATGCCATCATATGATAATCTCATTATAGAGCCTCTATCTTTATCCGCGAAATATTTTCTAAAACCGTACACAGCAAATGACTCTGGGTTTTTACTAATACCAAATTCACCTTTATATGGGGTAAGTTGACCTATAACAACACCTTGAGGTAAAGTCTGTGTACCACCTTCAGAAGTGTATAAAGTATCTTTATCTATTAAAGCCCTGTTTACTTTATCTTCCTGAAACACTATTAAATTAGTATCTTCTGCATAAAGCTTTTGAACACTACCTTGATGAGGATCAACAGCTCTAGTTATTGCTTCGCCTACGGAAAATACATTAGTGTCGTTTAATCCAGTTCTAGAATTATAAACACCTGAGTATATTAAAGCGTTTGGTCTATACTCTTGAGAGTTGTTGTCTTCTTTTAAATAAGCTTTTGCGCCATAATCAGTAGAAACATCATTAAATCCACCTTGATACCTTGATTCTTCTATAAACCAGTTTTCTACTTCATCATAGTTACTATTTTGACTATCGCCTGCGCCAGATGGAAAAGTTGGGAAGTCTGTTGGGTTCCAAGGTAAACCAGGAAAATTAGAACCATAACCACCTCTATATGGATCAGGTTGATTAGCAGTTGGATTAGGCAAGCTACCTACATATATAGTCTTTTTTAACCAAAAAGAATTATAATATTTAACATTTAATCTATATCCCATTATTGTTGTATTTGAAAATATGCAGAATAAAATGTTTTAATACCTATAGGATTAGCATCAACAGCATAAACTTTTAATAAATATATACCTACACCTGGAGATCCTGTATCATCATTTCTACTACCATAATATTGTAAGTCATTTAAACTTGAAGTAACTTTTATAGTAGTTATTGGCGTTACTGTAGATAATTGAAATAAAACTCTAGAAGCTACAGAGCCATCCTGAACTAAAACTGTTTCTTCTGTGTTAACATTACCTATAGTACTTCCGCTACCATTAACTATATCAGTAAACATGTTAAAACTACCTAGTGATGATCCGGGTTGAGGATTACTAGCTGAAGGATTAAAAGTAAATATAGGAAATGGATTATCAATAGCCCCTTGTTGACCTGATGGGAAACCACTTTCACCTGGATATAAATATGCTTTTGTACCAACACCATTGGTAGGTATGGTAAAAGTAGGGGCAACATTACTTAATAGCATTTCATGATTAGATACATTTATAGCACCACTTGAGGTAGTTGATGTTATTTTAAAATTAAAAGTTCTAAAATTAGCATCAGAACCATAGTAAATACTAGCATCAGTAGGATTATATCTAACTCTATAAGAAGGAGCAGCTGGGCTTTCTTCTAGTTCAAATATGTTTACAACAGCATTATTACCATTAGTCACCTCCATAGTGGCTGTAGCGCCAGCTATAGCGCTACCAGTATCATCAATTATATCAAACGTATTTGAAACCCAAGCACTTGCACCTGGAGTTAAAGATTCTAACATATTAAAGTTAGGTTCACTTATACCTGTAGGTAATCCAGCTGTACCACTTTCTATTTCGCTATTTAAATCAGATATAAGTCCAGCAGAACTACTTTCCCAAAATATATCTATTTTAGAAACTACAGGATCTGTTTCATATACATTTAAGTTTTTAGAAAAATTTGGTGGTGTTGGAGAATTATACGGTTGATCTTGAACAGTAGGCGCAAAGCCTACTAAAAAATTAGTAGCTAACTGTGCTACAAAGGGATTATGAGAAGCTTCTAAATACAATGGATCTATATAGTTTGTTCCATCGTGAGGATATGAAGAGTCTGTTGGTTTTTTACTTCTGTCTGAAGTCCAAACTCCTAGATCATTAAAAGACATTATAGAACTTACAGTAAATTCATTAAGCTCTCTTACTTGGGAAGATTCAGTGCTAGATAAAACAGGCTTATAAGAATTTGGACTATTAGTTGAGTCGACTATATACTTAGTAACTACTCTAGGATAAAGTAAAGTTTCACTACCATATATTTCTTCAGTTGGACCAACGTCTGCTAATTCCTTAGGTATTTTATTTATATTATCTCCATATAGCACTATATTAGTAGTAGTATTGCCTCTTGGATATGTTGGGAAATTAGTTTGTTTTCCAGCTTCACCTTTAAAAGTTATCTTACCAGAACATGCGCCAGGAACATATACATTGTAATACTCTTGTTCTTTTTGTTGTATAACTATTTTATAACTGTAATACCCTAATGGATTGTTTATTGAAAAAACACCTGGGTAAGTATTTGTTTTGTTTACTGGTATAGTATTGTTAAACAATATATTTAAATTATTACCTGGCCAGTTTAAAGTACCGTTAGTTAAATTTTCATATGGAGCATATATAGAAGATGATTCGCCACCAGCAGCTACAGAAGAATTAGGCTTTCTTAATATAACATTAGAAGACCTACCGTATCTATCAACCAATACTACACCAACTTTGTAAGATCTATTTTGCTTTAAAGTATGGTTAGGATATTCTTTTTGATCAAACACAGTAGCTGTACTACTAGGTTTATCTGTCACGCTTATATCAAACTGTAAAAAATCAGGTGACTCATTTTTTTCTATAAAATTACCATATATAACTCTATTACCGCTAACAGCTTGAGCTAAAGCTCTTATAGGAACCTTATCATGCACTCTAGTAGAGTCTGCATCTGGTAACACTTTAAATGGTTTTTCAGATTTATAATCATACTCATAAAACTTGTCAGTTGCAGTAGAACCAAAGCCATTAACGTCGTTTATATCTATTTCGTCTACTACTTTAATAGCTAAACCATCAGACTCTTTTAATAATATCTGTATAGTTTTTACTTTAAAAAACTTTTTAAAAACCGACTTTTGAACCTGAACTCCACTTACTGAGCTAGGCATTGGCAACCTTAATTTTATAGATGTAACTTGGTTTTCCATTAATTTATTTACGCCGCTTTCAGCAGTGTCTTTTTCATCTCTTTTCAACTCACCATCACCTGCCGCACTATCTAAGAAATAGCCATATTGCTTAGGCACAAAAGCATGTTGAGTAAAAGGAGCCATTAAAGAATATTCACCATCATCATACTTAAACCTATAGCTAAATCTTATAAATTTATTTCTTAAATATTCTTTATCACCTGAATAAGTAGCGTCATATAGAGGGTTTTTTCTTTCAAACTGAAGCACGTCATTAGACAAAAATGGGGCTCTAGTAGGAGAAGCATTTGTTCCACCTTTAAAAGTCGCTGCTGCTTCATTAGCTGCTGCAGCTGATTGAGCAGGGGTATTTGTTGAATCTACAGGATATTGGAAAGTTATATCAGTAGAAGAGTCTAAACTTACCATTGTAAAATAACCTAACTCTGGAAAGTTTATATTTTTAAATCTAACTTCACCATTTAAACTTGTAGATAATTGAGGATTACTAGCTGTAAATCTTAGTTGACCAGCTGTTGGAGCCGTGCCGCTAAATATACTCGTAGAGTTAGCAGGTAAATATTCACTTGTTTCATCTATTAAACCTGAAACCCAAGCTCCACCTACTTTATGAATGAAATTTATAGGCTCTACAGGAGCAAATTTAGATACTGATATGTCATCTTCAGTTGTATAATAAGGTTCAGGGCTAGTAGCAGAGGCGCCTATCGCTGTTTGCACATTTATTTTTCTAGGCTGGTTTCTGTTATCAGTAAAAAATAATAAGTCTTCTATCATGTCTATGCCAAGCATAGGATGTGTCTTAGAAAAATTTAAAAATGCTCCCTCAACTAATTTATCAAATTTTGGTACATTACCATTAGAAGCTGTAGGTCCTTCTATATAAGCAATAATACATTTAGCACCTTGTATTTGTCTACCTGATCCACTAGCAACATTGCTTACTGCTCTAGCATCTAATTGAGTTGGTGAGCCATCAGAGTGGTTAGTAGCAAATACAAATATTCTATCTCTATCAGTATCTACATACGTGCCTATTATCTCTACACCTGCGCCAAAGTTGAAGTTAGAATATAAATTATTACCTATAATATTCTCAACAACACCTTCGTCAGGACCTTCACTTTTATTAACAGATATATTTCTTCCATCTCTGTATTCACCAGGAGGTAAAAGTCTTTCATCTAAGTCTTTGTTCATTTTAGACTTGACAAATACATTTCTTACTTCTGCCATCTTAATGCTTTATCCATTTTGATTTGCCTCTCATGTTTTGTATCATTTCACCTAGCTTCATATTGCTTAAACGTATTTTAGCATTTCTAAGTTGAGCTGATCTATCTCTTTTAAATCTTTGAACTATATATTCTGGTATACCTGCTCTGCCAGCTAATATAGAATAAGCTATGTGCATATACATAGCTTCTTCAGCCATTTTAGGTAATTTTGTATCAAGATCCGAAGATAAACCATCTGATATATATTCTAATATTATAAGTCTATCTTTTAAATCACTTGAAAAAGATATTATATTTTTTCTTTTATCTATGTTAAACCAACCGTTGCTTTGAGAAGTTACTGGATCTAGACCGTATCTTCTTCCATAAGCTTCTTTTCTCCAACTCCAGTTATAAATATTAGCATTGTAATAATACTCTTGATAAGCGCCATTTATCAACTTGTCATTAGCATCTTTCCATCTAGTTCTAGTTATAGATTGATCAGCTTCAGTATTTGATCCATCTCCATCTTGAATAAACGCACCATCGCCATTTTGTAAAGGTACAGATGTTGGGTCAGTAGTTAAGTTGTTAGCTGGATATATAGGATGTAATACTCCTAATTCATCTACAAACGACATTCTAACATAATTAACATAGTCTTGAGGTATTATTATAGACATACTTGGAGGTAAGTCTAGCTCCATAGCTTTTATGCTATTTAAAGTATCATAACTAAATTCTTGTAAACCTCTTTTTGCGTGGAATATAACGTCAGTTCTTTTAACAAGCGGTATTAATTTACCAACACCAGTATAAGCTATTAAAAAATTATTTACTATATCATTAAGTTTTACATACTCATAACTTCCATAATTGTTCCAAAGAGCTGTAGCTTTTAAGCCTATTCTAACTAATGTATTAGCAGTCGCTGGAACAGCTGGATTAACAGTTATAGTTTGAGTATTATAAGGTGGTGTAGTTTTATTGTTGTTTACAACAGAAACTATAGTACCAGTATAGTTGCTAAATGTATTACCACCATCTGTGCTTACTTGTAAGTCAAAATTAGCTGGCGCTGTAGAAGACGATGTCTCTAGCTTAACTTCAAATGTAGAAGTAAATATAGTTTGAGGAGTAGTTGTTACAGCTACTACTTTTTCACCAGCGTAATACTCTTCGTTAGTTTGATTAATTAAACTCATTTATTATTGTTTTTGATTTACTCTATCAGCTTGTAATTGTCCTGCAGCAGCTTGCACTATCTGAGGATCTCTTATAACTATACCAGCATATAGTAATATAGATAATACTACTTCTGTAAATTCAGAGTTGTGTAATTCAAAATTAACAGTTGGTGGAGTGCTTGAGTTATATATAAACTGACCTAAGTTACCTACTGTGTAAGCCCAGTTAACATCTTCTGGAACTTTAATATGTTGAACAGCTACATTTGCAGTACCTGCATTTGCTTTTGTATTTATAATATCTGGATATACTTTTAGTTTGTTTTCTTCTAATAAGTATATTGGAAATTGTTCGCTTGGAGTTACTAATGGAGATAATCTTAAATTATAAAACTCTCCTCTATCTACTCTTTGCATTTCAACTGGCAACCTGTTATTTTCTTCATACGTAACAGATCCTATTATGTGAGTACCAGTTGGCAGTGTAAAGTTATTGTCACCAGACACATAAGCCGCATTACCATCACGTTTAAATATATTCATTTTTTCGTTTAGGTTCATTAGCCTATTACCATAGTCTATGTCACTTTGTGGCGATCTAGCGTATTGATTTAAGTCTTCAAAATATTTTTCAAATATTTCTCTTTGCACTTGAGTACCTATTTTATTAAACTCTTCAGGTGTCATATAACCTCTTTGTTCTTTATTTAAAATAAGTAATACAGTTTGATATACTTTATTTACGCTTATTGCCATTTTAATATTTTTAAAAAAAAGGGTGGCGTTAACCACCCTAAATTATAATCACTTGTTATTTAAGTTTTTTCTCTATTGATCTATAAACTTCCATACCTTCGTCTGTTTTAAACCAAGCAGCCATAGCTGAATATGGGTTTTCATCAAAAGGTACTGTCATTAATTTCCTTTGGTTACTACCCCACAAGAAAGTTCTTTGATCTTGTGATAAAGTTAATAAACCTACTTCAGTAGCGTTTATTGCAAAGTTTCTTAATACAACATTTTCATCATTAGCTAAATCTAAGAACAAACCTGGATTTTTCTTAGCGAACATTAAACCATCTCTTTTTAATTCTTTTGAGCTAAGATCATTTACTGATGATCCTTGTTCTACTCTTAATATAGCTTCTAAATGATCTATGTCCATGCTCATAGCAGTTGTCATTGCTTCTAATTCTATTTCTAAGTTTTCATATTCATCTTCAGCTTGTACAACTGGATCAAACTCTTTAAATAGTATATTGTTATGAGGATGTTTACTTAAGAACTCTTGTAAGTTTCTTTTTTCTTTAGGAACATGTAAATGGCCTTTATCAAATACAACATGTTTTAATGTTGACTCTCCTTTTTGTTCATCTACAAAAATAGATTTTTGATTTGTAGCATACCTTAATTCTCTTTCGTAACCTTTTTCTGCGTCAAACCAAACTAAAGGATAACGACTAGAATGTCTACTAGGTATAGTGTGAGTTAAAGGCGTTTTACTTCCTATTAGATAGTAATTTCTATCTTTATATTCCCAGGTATCAACTGGCTTTTTTTCTACAGGCACAGTTTTTTTAACTGGAGCCTTTTTTGATTTTGTTTCTTCCATAATATAATATAATATAATAATTAATAAAGACCCCGCCGAAGCGGGATCTTTTATTTTAAACAGCTATTAAGCTCCTTTGAATAATACAAAGTTGTTAGCAGCTTGAGTCACTAAGCATCTTTCAGATAAGAAGTTAACTCTCATTGTATCTAAATCAGAAGTATAAGCACCTCCAACAGATCCAGTGATCCAAGTTTTGTATCTTCTATCTTCTGTTTCAGAAGCTCTATATCTTACGTGTAAGAAAGGACGTCTAATGTTAACACCTAACATTTGATCGTATACTGTAGTAGTTCCAGCTGGTACCATTACACCATCAATCTCGTTAGATAATCCTCTAGTTGAAGCATCATTTAGATATTTCCAGTCAGTTTTGTAGAAGTCATAAGAACCTCTTCTAAATCCTGAAAAACCAAAGTTTAATGCCATATCTTCTTCATTGTCAAATAGACCGTAAGAAGCACCTTGAGCATATCCACCGTTAACAGCAGCAATCATGTCATCAAAGTCAAGAGCAGTAGATCTTGATAAAAATAACATATTCTCTTCAATAGCACCTTGCTTGTCTAATTGCTGTAGTATAGCGTCAAAATCAGCTAAAGCACCTGATCCACCACCTGTAGCAGTTGAAAATCCAGAGTATATATTACCTCTAGCTTCTATAGCAGCAAATAGACCTTCAGATCCTTTGATTGCTTGTGAACTTCCAGGAGTAAACTGAGCAGCGCCAGTTGGAAAGTTAGCAGCGTTAGCGTTTTTCTCAGACTCAACCATACTCATTTCTAAGTAATCATCAAATCTTAGTCTTGTTTCAGACTCAGCTTTTAAATACCACATGTATCCTGAAGTACCTTCTTCTGTAGCTACTTCTATCCAACCTATTTGAGCAGCGTCAGATCCAGCTATTTCAAAATTATCTTTTAAAATAATTGGGCTGTTATCATAAGTTGTAGGTACAGGAGTAAGAGCTTGCTTCATTCCATCACTTCCTTTTGGAAATTCAGAACCATATACAAACAAGTTACAAGCTTCTGATCCTAATAATCCTGCAGCTAAAGCAGAACCTTCGTAAGCATGACACTCTAAAGTATAACCATCAGTAGTAGAGTTAGCAGTGTTGCTAAGTACTAAAGCTTTTAAAGTTACTAAACCAGTAGCGTTATCAGCAATTAAAAGTGTATTACCAACTCTAATACCAGACGTAGCTGGATTACCAGTACTAGTAATAACAACTCTAAACTTAGGAAAAGTACCTACTTGTGATACAGTTACTTTATCATAAGCAATATGTAATCTATTTTGTTCAGTCCAAATTACTTGGTCTGATGTCATTGGCATTTCAGCGCCAACCATTCTCAAGAAACCACCTAAAGTTCGGTTTCCGTATCTTTCCACCTCTTGCTCATAAAGCTCAGGCAGGTATTGTTGTGTCCAAGTCGAAAAACTAGAGTCATGAAAATCAATATAATTATCTTGAACTACTTGCTTTTTCGGCATTGGCTTAAGTGAAGCGGGGAAAGCCCCTCCAGATAAACTCATTTTATTTTTATTTATTTATTTTTATTTTTCGTTGTATTTTTAACTTAGAACTATCAACGCCAGATACAGCTTTTACTTTAAATCCTCCAAGCATTATATCTCTTCCAGCAGGTGTCTGTGAAGTTAAATTAATGTTTTTGGATTTTGCATTTATATCCCTAACAGCATCGGCCTTTCCTTGCTCGTAGAAATGATTAGCAATAGTATCAGCATTTTCTGCCGCATAAATAGCTTTATGATAACCAACATGATCTTTTACACTTCCATCTTCGTTTAAGAACTTCTTAACAAAATGAGAGAGGTTCGATTGGCTTTTAGCAACTTCTTGAGGATTAGCAACGCCGTATCTAAAACGTTTTTCTCCAACATTAAATTCAAAACCTTTGAAATCATTAGAGAACATTTTATTAGTTCTTTGCTGAAACTCTTGATGTTGTTTATTAGCTATGTCTTGCTCTTTGTTATATCTATTGAAAAAGTCCATTGCTTTCTGTTGCTCTTGAGTTACGCCGGGTCTCAACTTGATTTCGTCGTAGTATTTACTCTTTGTTTGCTCCAGAAAATTACGAGCTTTAGCAATTTCTTCTTTATAAGCGAGTTTCTTTTTCTTTATGCCTCGCTCATCATCCACATCTTCATCCCAAGAAAAGTTATCTTCTAATATAAAATCAACTTCTTCTCTGTCTAAATGTGGTTTAGTTTGTTTATAATATTCTCTTAGTAAAACGTCTTCATTTACATTAGAATAATCTGCATTAAGTCTAACGTAGTCCTCTACTGTTCCACCTGTTTCTTCCATAAAAGAAACTAGTTTTTCGATGTTTTCAGGTAATGGCTTACCTGTTACTTTCTCATCTCTTACTGCTTCTTTAAGTTCTTGTGTTACTTCTTTAGTCTCTTCTTTTACTTCTTCTTCAGTTATTTCAGATATAGGAATTACTACTTCTTGTTTAACTTCTTCGGTAGGCTTTTCTTCTTCGTGTGTTTCTCCCACTTCTTGCAATCCCACGACTTGTTCTTCCTTCTTCTCATCAGACTGTAACACAACTTTCGTTGTTTCTGGCTCTTGAACGGCATCTTCTTCTTTTTTAGTTAAGTCTAGTTTTACTACTTCAGGCGTTTTTTCACCTATTTTTCTAGGTCTACCTGGTTTCTTTTTTACTTTTAAACCTTCCTTTTTTTCGTCTACAGGTAGGTCTACTTTATCTTTTTTTGACATAATATAATATAATAGTTAATAAAAATTATTGTGGAGCAAATTGCTCTAATCCAAATCCGCCAAGGTTGTCATTACCCGCTGATTCAAAGTTCTTTGGTAATAAATCATTTTTCTTTTGATCTATCATTTGGCTTTGCTGAGTACCTATAATTTTAGCTCTTTTATCTTTACGATCTTCAATAAAAGTTTCTTTTTGTCTTTCAGCTTCACCTTTAGCTTGAGTTAACTGTATATTAAAATCAAATTCAATTTGCATTAATTGTCTTTTAATTTCAGCTTCTCTTTCCATACGTTGTATTTCAAACTGAGATTTACCTTGCTCAATTTGTAAAGTAGTTTGTGCTAATGCTTCTTGTTTTTGCACTTCTGCCATAGCAGTTCTTTCTGCTGTTTCTGCTTGAGCTTGGCCTTGAGCAGCTATATTAGCTTGTTGTGCTTCTTGATCTTGTTGTTGTTTTTGTTTTCTTCTTTGCTTTAGTAATTGATTAGCAAGTTTTAAATTGTTAACTTGCCTAATATCAATAGCGTCTTCTAAAAATATTTGACCACTCTGTAAAGCTACTTGAATATTTTGCTCTAGTTGAGCTTTTTCTTCTTCATCGGGCACTAACTCTAAAAATACTCCAAAATCATAGAGATGTAAGCTAAATATATCCTCAAGTGTTCCCACGTTGTAAGCACTAATGCTAGATCTTAAAGCTTCTCTAGTTAGATCAAACTCTAGACAATCAGCTACTCTTAATGCTATATTTTCACATGTTCTTAAAGTTAAGAACAAACTAGCTTGTACTATATGTCTTGTAGCGGTGTTAGAATTAGCTATGGCTAATTTTTGCAAACCTACTAATGAGTCACTAGATGGAGTACTTCCATCTCTAGCTTCATTAAGCCCGGTCACATCTCTAATCATTTTTAAATAATACTCATAAGTCTGTATAAGACCTTGAATTTTACCCATACCATTTGAAGTAGAAAGCTCTTGTATTGGAACTTTACCTGGATTAGCACCTCCGTCTTGAGTCATAGATCTACCTATAATACTACCAGTTTGGAAGTACATATTTAAGGCTTCTTGAGGATTATAGTTAGTTCCATTTCCAAGATCTACTTCTGCTAAACCATCTGCATCTAAGAAAACACCATCAGGTACTATTCTAGACATTACCTGCTGTAACTTTAAATGCGTAAGCTGTATCATATCAGCAAATCCAGTTACTCTACTTACTAAACTTTCAATACGACCTTTGTACATGCGTGGTGCGCATATATTATAGTTCATATTTACTTTAACTAAATTAGATGTTGGCCTTGTCATATTTTCAGCCACTTTCCACTCTAGTAAAGTTTCATGTCCTAATATTTTAGCTCCTGAGTATAATACTTCTATAGCTCTTGATACTCTATCAAACTTATCATTAGCTGGAGGATTAAACGTGTCTGGCTTTTCTAAAGCTTTTTCAAGTCCTGTAGCTGTTTGTTTTATTTTGAAAACTTGATCACTATAAGTTTTATATTCAAAGTAAAGAACATAAACGCTGTTATTATCATCTCTACCTTGCCAATCAAACATGTAGTTGCTATTTCCTGGGTACTTTTGAATACGCTCTAGCTCTTCTGGTGTTAAGTTTGGAAATTGTCTTTTTAAGTCTGCTAAGCTAATTCTTTTTACTTCACCTACGTACCATATATCTTCAAAGTTAGGATCCTCGGTATAAGAATATACTAATCTAGCTGGATCAACATAATCAACTGTTATGCCTTCTGCCTTGTTAAAGCTAGTTTTAGTAGCAGCAATACCCAATACTACTAGATCTTGATTTATTCTTCTTCTAGTTAACTCGTATCTATTTCTGTCTAATGTGTTATTTATTAATTCTTCTTCAGCTATTTCTACAGACTGCTTGTAATCTAATTGCATGTGAAGCTCTAGTTCCTCTTGATTTTGAGGCATGTCTTTTGGATTCTCAGTAGAATATAAATTTAAACCCAAAGTTTCTTGTACATTATTTAAGTATTCTTGAGTTTCAATATCTCTTAATATTCTATTAGCATATTCTGTTCTAGATTTTAAAGACTGAGGATCTTGTGCATAAGCTTTTATTTCATAAAGCTTTTCAGACATTCCATTAACAACAATATCTACGAACTTAGGTATAACAGGAACTGGTTTCCAGTCTAAATTAAGATAAGATAAATCACCATTAATAGCTAGTTCGTCTTTATATTTTTGAACTGCTTGTTCGCCTCTAGCATATAGCCTTAAGTTTCTAAAATTATTAAAGTTAGTAGAGTATCTATTACCCATACCAGTTCTGGTTCCGCTAAACCACTCTCCCTCTATGGCTTTGCCAACCTGCATACCATAATCATAGCTTGACTTTACTTCATCAGGAACAACTTGATCTGGAAAAATACTATTACTATCAGTTACAACCATTTATTTAATTATTTGTGAAAAAATTCCTTCGTTATTATATCTTTTAATACCTAAATTAATATTTTTTTTAGCTCTTTCAGCAACTGGCTTATATAAGTTTTTGTTACAAGCCATAATAGCTAAACCTGAGCTTATTGAAGCATCGTGCTTTGTTCTATTGTTAATGTTGAACTTAGCCCAGTCTTCTAATGTTTTTTGAAAATACATATCACCATATCCCTCTTCACTTCTACCAACGTGGTTTTCTATGTAGCTTTCAATAGCAGCAGCGTGTGCTTGCTTAATGTCTTCACTTGAGTTAGGTATTCCACCTATTTCTTTTTCTGCTGGAGACAACTTATTCCATATCTTATCAGGCCTGTTCATACTAAAACCCCTGTAACCTCTACGCTTCAAATAATACAACAATCTTGGCTTGTTGTTTTCTGCTAATATTGGCATGCCGTAAAATACTAATGACATTAATATATCTTCAAAAAATATTTCAGCTGTTTGAGGTCTTGATATATATTCTAAAAAGAAATGATTAGGAGGCACATCTTCCATAGAAAACTTTGTTAATCCATGTAAAGACCCATTAGAGCCTTTACCATCAACAGTACCGCTAATATCGTAACTGTCACAGCCAAAAGCTCCAACGTGCTCGTTACCAGGACATCTTGTTCCATTCTTTAATATCACTCTATTTTGAAGATTTTTAGGTGGTATCCAAGAAATTAAAAATCTTCCGTTATTATTTGGTACAAAAATAACTGACGTATCTTTAATGCCATTTTGCCACTGAAAACTACCTTTTGTTACAGTGGTATTATTATTCATTTCTTCGTTGTAGTCTATTTGCTCGTAAATTTTAGTCAAGTTAAATAAACTATCTTTTGTCTCATCTCTAAAAGCATGCTGCTCTGTTCTTGGAAATTGTCTGTAATATTCGTTTAAACTGTCGCTATCTCCTTTTAATCCTTCAACTTCGTTTTCCCAGTGCTCGATAACTCCTGTTGTAATTTCATAGCCGTCAACTCCTTTGACTGAAGCTTCGCCTCTAACGAAGACAGGTAATCCATAAGCGTCGATGAATCCCTCATAGTTCCATTCCATAGGAATGAACAGGCTATAGAGCCCAGAAGCTGTTTGTCCGTTTCTATTTCTTTTAGTAACGTCTGAAGCGTAGTATAATTTTTTAAAGTTGTCTCCACCTTTATCTAAAGCATTTGAAGTTGAGCCCATCATACATTTACCTACAATTCTAGAACCAAGACGTAGTGTAGTTTTTGTAACTCTCCAGTTGTTTAATATATTATCAGGTCTTTCCCATTTACCACTTTCATCATGAGCTAGTAGCTTTAGCTTTTCACCATCATAAGAGTTATCACCTGTGTTTTTCCAGTCAATAGTTGTATCAAGTCCGTCTAGTTCTCTAAGCTGCTCATTCGATTCAAGCTTTCTTCTAGTAAGCTTGGATGCCGGAACCCTATATGCCAGCTCAGTCTTTGGCCTATCCATACCGTCTTGAATTGGCTTGAAGAAAAACGGATAATTAACGGATATTGGGACAACTTTATCTGTAAACATTTTTTTGGCATCTGCTCCAGATTTGGAAAGTATTCCAAACCTAGCATCGGAAGATATTGTAGCCTGGTTAACAAGCTCTGCGCTTGACATAAAAGAGAATCCAGATCGTCTGTTTTTGAGGTAGCACATGCCGTAACATCTTGCATCTGCTTTACATGCTTCCCAAAATATAAAGAAGAGTCTATTTGATTCTCTATAATCTGGTGCCCCAACGTCGATTTTTGACCATTGCAAGTACATGTAATGAGTGCCAGTAATGTAAGTATTAATACCATTATTGGAAAACCAATATCCTTGTTCTCTTCTCGTAAATTCATCATCAATATAATCGTACCATTTTTCTTTAAATTCAGCTGGATATTCTTCCCAGTCAAATCTACTTTTAATTCTTTTTAATTCTTTTGGATATTCTTGTTTTTCCCAATATTGCTCCGCTTTTTTTTCACTTCGTTTAAACGGTTCATCTGTTGCTGGTAAAGCAATCCTGAGATTCTGTATTTCAATGATTTGTCCAATTTTTCCAGTTTTACTTATTACTACAAAATCATAATCAGAATTATAACCATAATCCCATTTTTTAAATCTATTGTTTTTAGCTAATATCTTAGGATTTACAACGTCCTTAATTTCTTTCCAAAGAGTTTGTTCGTAACTCACTTACTTCTCCCTTCTGCAAAACCTTTAAAAGTTTTTTGTTCCTTTACTTCTTTAGGTTTTTCATTTAACATATCTTCCTCTTGTTGAATACGATTAAGTATTTCAAAAGCATCAAATATAGCTAGCTTCTTAGTTGCGGCAGCATTCTTCAATCTGTCAGCGCTTACATCATCGTCTGAGTCAACAATCTTTTCTTTTGCTACCTTAATAAGTTCCTCAACTGCTTTTTGCCCAGCTTGGATTATTTTCTTCTTCGTTTCCTTGGTATTCATGAGTTAAAGCTATAT